AGTGTTGTCACCGCCCCATAAGAATTGACCAGAACCAGAATCCTTAGTTCTTACTTTCATTGCACCCCTAATGGTTGCACCTGTTATATAAGCAAGGTTGCCCATTAATGCATTAGCACTAGCAACATCACTTTCCATATTTACTACTTGAGCAAATGTAGGATTGGCAGCTGTAATTGCTTCTGACCCAATGCCAGCAGTGTTATGTAAACCTAATGGTTCATTAGCAGCACCAGTACCATATAGTGCAACACGATCAATTTCTAAAGCAATAACTTGTGCAATGTCATTACGCACCATTGTTTCAACGTCTAATGATGACTGAATTAATAGTTTTCTAGAAATGTCAGTAAAAGCACCGCAAGTTCTAGGAATCATAGAAACTTGTTGAACTGCTTGCTGTGATTCTGTTGGTGCGCCACCTTCAGCAACCCAATAAGCAGTAGCTGCGCCTGACTGTCTAGGTATTGCAATGTTACCTTGTAAACCAGTAAGAGTCGTTGCACCAGCTTGGTCTAAGGCACTGTTAGACCTGAGCAATGAAATAAAATTAGCAGTATCAAGATCAGTTTGTATTAAGTTACCGCCTTGTGTTGCAGGTGAGGTTTTTAAATCTCTACGCATTACATCATAAGGAACTGTAATACCTCTAGAAACTCTACCTGCTTTTTTAGCTGCTGCATTAGATGCTTCAATTTCAAAAGCTGCGGCTTCTGCTGCTGATCTATCACCAGGATTAGCAAGATAATTTAAAGCTTTAATAAAACTAAAACTTCTGCTTTCTGTTTCACTTAAACCAATTTCCGCATCTTGTGGTTTTGGTGTTATTTTTTGTGGATTCCATTGATCCATTACAGC